TGTCTGTCTTTACCAAAGAACTCACACCTGTTTAGTAATGGTTTCTCTATGACTGTCAAATTATAGTCGAAACAATCCCATATCTGTAGAGTGTCAAGTGGTAGCAATTTGTCTGGATCATAGTCTGTCTTCCAAACAAAAGCACTGATAGGTAACTTGTCAAACAATGCACCATAATCATACAATAGTGTTTCAAAATACAATGCTTTGTGTTGTACACTCTTTACTGAGATCCATGTACCAGGTGTTGTTTCACCATGACCTCTTTGATGATCGTATAGAAATTCTTTCCTTACATGCACAGAGTAAGGAGGAAGATTGTGAACTAGGAATGCCATTATTTTTTGAGATTAGATTGCATTTTGTCAAGAGTATCTTTCATATTTTTAAATATGACAGTCATGTCGGTGGTTCCAAAACCAAGCATCTTAGTTTGATCTTGAAGTTTTGCTTTCATTTTGAGTGCCTCAGGGTCATCCGATAAACTCATTCTTGTCCACATGATTTGTTGTTTTTCAAGTAAACTTTTTAGTGTCTCAATGTGCATCCACTTTGCATCATCACTCATATATGGAAACTTTAAAATCACACTGTATAAATCTTTTTGTAAGTCATAGATATCCTGCATCTCTTGTTTTACAGTTTTTGACTCAAAAAATTCAGACATTAATTACTTTTTTTCTTGTATCATTTTATATAGTCACCGTTCTTCTGTCAAGGTAGACAATATAAAATCTTTATATTTTTTTCTATCTATTTTCATAAATGGTAGATATTTTCTAACCTTCATACCCACTGCTCTCCATACAGGATCATCTAATTTTTTGTCAAAGTCATCACAGTATGAGAATAATTTCTGGTAGATACACATGTTCTCCACACTAAATCTGTTCGCTAAATGTTCCTTTAGAATTGGTGGATGTCCTTTTGATGTGTCGAACAAATCTTCTAACTCATAAGTGTCTAGTAATTTATTAGTTTGAGATTTAAAATCATAAAATAAACTTTCTGATCTTCTTATCCAATCCTTGTAAACAGTCTCACCTGACCTGATAATATTACCAATCCAAACTCTTTCTGGATTATCTGTTGCCACAAAATTAGCAAGAAAAAAATTACATATCTCACTGTCTTTATATTTTCGAGATGTTTTCTCAAAGAAATATCTATCCTTTCTTTTATAAAATGATTCTACCTTTGCTTTTGATCTACCACCATACTTATGGTAGTCATACTTTTCCCTTGTAAAATGATTCTTGAAAGCAAGATATTGTTTGTAGGTATCAAACGGTGTCATACTGAGGTGCAACTTTCTTAACTCCTGATAATTGTTTGTTCGCTCTGTACCATACAGGATCGGAATTACATTTGGTACAGATTTGATGTGGTGTAATAACTTGATGTGCCATGGCAAACAACTCTTCTATAGGTGCGTCTATTGGTGTTGCTTTGTAATTGAGATACTTCTGCCAAGCAGGATCATCAAGTTGTCCTGTAGATGCAAGTGTCTCATGCAAGTATGCAATACTTGGACACTTCCACAGTTTACCTGAGTATACTTGAAGATTGGGTGCAGTGCAATAGGCAAATGATTCTTTAGGATTGCCTGACTCCCAAGGGTAAAATTTTTCATCCTTCCACTTTAGTATATCAAACCACCAATCGTCCCATGGTTCTGATATCTCTAATGTTTTTTTCAAATCTATCCCTTCTTGCTTCGCAGTCTCAATAAGTTTATACACATTATCATAAGTTTTCTTTCCAATTTTATTGACAGGACTTAGGTGCAAACTGATCCTAAGTATTGTTCCCCTCTTCATATGTCGAAGTATCCAATCTTGATTTTGTGGTAGTAAAAGACCGTTTGAAAAAATTTTTATGAATACTTTACCTTTATAATAATCCTCAAGAAAAGTGAGCACCTCTTCGGTTCTTGGTTCTAATAATGCCTCACCACCTAAAACACTGGCATGTGACCATACATCTATTCTTGGTAATAAGACCTCTAAATCTTTTAGCAATGAGTCGATTGACAAACTGCTGCCTGGTGACAAGACACCACTATTATGATTACATCCTTTGCATGCTAAATTACATCCATTATGCGAATGGATACTTAGCATTCTAAACGTAGGTTTTTTTAGAGACCTCTCATATACATCTTCTGGTTGAGGTTGAAAATTTTCATGATAGTATTCTACAAATTGTCTCAGTGGAGACCATAATTGTTTTTTATCTCTTCTCTTTCTGAATATTCTTGAAGATGCGTCTAGATAATCTTTCTTGTTCATACAGTTTTCTTCAACTTAGGATCTAGTTGTTGGTTTGCTGTATACCAAACAGGATTTTTAGGACACATACTGCATATGGCATGAGGTTTATCGACCTCTATGACTGCCTCTCTAAGATCATCTTTAGGTTGATACTCCAAATATTTCTGCCATGCAGGATCATCTAATTGATTTGTTGCTGCTAATGATTCCCTGAGATATGCTACCATACTACACTTCCATATCTTACCCTTATAAAAATTTGCGTGAGGGCATGTGCAATTTTTGAAACTCTCCTCAGGATCACCCTCCTCCCATGGGTAATATTTTATACTGTCATCTTTGATCTCGTATTTTATGATATCAAACCACTGTCTCTTATCACCGTTAGGAAATCTTGCTGCTTCTGAAAATTCAAGCAATCTATTATCTACACCCCTATCTTCACAATATTTTATAAATTTGTAAGCGTTCTCCCATTCCTTTCTTCCAACTTCACTGTACCATGTGCGATGAAATGTAAGTCTAAAGGAAATACCCTTCAATAATTCATCAACTATCCACTCCATACACTGTATGAGTCTTGAACCATTGCTGAATAATTTTACACCACATGGTTGATCTGTCTCAACAAGCAACTCTCTTACTCTTGAGGTTACCTCTCCAGTTCTTGGTTCTAATAATGGTTCGCCACCAATTATACTGACGTGACTCCAGACATATATTTTGGGTAAAACTTTCTCTAAATTTATGAGTAAATCATCAATATCTAGTCCACTCTTTGGTGATAATAAACTACTATTATGATTGCATCCTTTACAACTGAGATTGCATCCATTCATAGTGTGGACAGCAAGAATCTTAGTTGTAGGTCTTATCTTTTGTAATCTTTTTATTTCCTCTTCATCATCTTCTTTGAAATTGTTTATCCAAAATCCTCTTTGTCTTCTAATATAATTTACTTTGTATATAAGTTCATCTAATCCATGCTTTACAAACATGGATCCCAATTTTCTTTCCTTTAGACCTATATCTGTGTCAATTTCTTGACCGTGCCATAGCATATCATAAACTAAAGAACTTTGCTTTAGATGTCCTCTTTAGATAATTTAGGTCTGTAGCATTCCCTTTTAGTTTTTCTTTCAAGGGTTTTGTAATCAGTTTGGATACTGATTCTACTTCGATATTGTTGACGTCACAATAGTGACAGATTGCCTCGATGTAGTTCATCTCGTTGTTGTTACTAACAAGATTTTCAATGTCATTAGTAAATTTATCCTGACAGAGAAGTCTGTTCTTTAGGATCTCACGCATTTTTGTTTTGGCACTCATTGATTTTTTCTTCGACAAATTTCTGAATGTAAAGGACTAATAATTTCATATACTTTATTTTATCATACTCCTCGTAAACTGTCACCTCCCCATTCTCACATGTCATAATAATGACAAGTTTCTTTACAGGAATGCCTGTGCGTTCAAAAAACATACAAGCATAGGCAGCAGCTTGAACAAAATAGTTCTCTATCCACTCCCTCGGTTTTGGTTTTTCTGCTGTCTTGAAATCTATTATTGATAATTCACCATCATACTCTGCGATACAATCTACTGTACCAGCAACCCCTAGCTCCTCACTAAAAAGACTACTCTCAAGAGCGTATATATTATTTATCTTTTTCAAGGTTTCTTTCGCTTGAAGAAACAACATTTTAGGAGAGGGTTTATCAAACTCAACTTCTTTATTGAGTAAATGATTTTCTATTAGAGTATGTGTAGCAGTGCCTCTAGATGTAGCACGTCTGGTTATTCTATCTGCCTCTGCATCGCCAATTCTTTTTCTCCAATCAACAAAAATTTGTTTATTGTAGTATGAAGTGACAGAGGTAATTGATACCATAGGTTTACCATTGACCGTATAATATCGTGCACCATCTATATTCTGCCTCTTTAATTTGGGCAGATCGCATTCAACATGTGTGAACATTACAAACCGAGATTATGTTTACTGGTGAGATAACTCTTGACTAAACCTGACCTGACGATATCATCTAAACCAAATTCAATCAAAGAAAATTCTGGCATGAGTTGTATGATTTTTTGAAAATCAAGTATGCCATTCTTTTCATTTGTTCTGACGAGATCAGTCTGTGCTATATCACCGCAGAACATAATTTTAGTATCTTCACCTACTCTTGTTATTATACTATCTAACTCATGAAAATTCAAGTTTTGTGACTCATCGACAATAACAATAGATCCATCTAAAGTGGTGCCCCTAATGAATGATGTAGACCAAAAAGTTACACTCTCTTGTGTCTTCAAATTGCCCCACAACATCTCAAATTCATTGTCTGTGGGTAGTTCAAACATATATTTTACCATATTCTTATATGGTATCTGATATAATGCTGATTTATCTTCATGATCACCAGGTAAGAAACCTATCTCTCTGGTTGACACAAGCGATCTAACCAAGACTACCTTATTATATGGGGTCAAAGGGTCTAAGACCTCTTTCAGTGCCAGATAGAGGGTTATAAAAGTCTTTCCTGTTCCTGCTGCACCATAAAGAAACAGATTTTTTCCCTCCTTATATTCTTCAAACGCCTTAGTTTGATTTTCTGAGATTGGTTCCACTGGAACCATCATGTCTGTGTTATATGGTTTTTTTCTTCTTAATTGTTTCGCAGTCATACCAGCACCAACGCTGGTGGACATTTTCTTTTTACGTGTCATTAGAAGTGTACTGTTTTTTGTGGTTTTACTTTTGATCCTGGTACTTGTGCTACTTTTGATAACACTTCGTTCCATCCACCATCTGTTCTACTGTACGCATCTCCTGTCCCACTGACTGTACCTGCTGCACCCTTCGACCAATCTTTATCCCAATCTGGATTATCTTTTCTCCATTGATCATATTCTTTCATTGACATGGTGATCTCTTTTGTCTCCCCTGTCTTCAAATTTTTGAGTGGATATGTTGGCATAGATTTCTGCGAGTGTTTTATTTAGTAAGTATTAATCACTTCTCTTTTAGTTTTTTCTTGCTGGGCAGCACTAAAATGAAGTGGTTTTGCTGTACACATTCTGCATACATTATCAGGCATTATAGATCCTATACAAAACCTTGTCAACTCTTCGTCAGTGCAGTCCACAGGCAGTCCTTCTACATTATATTGCTCCCATTCTGGATCACCTACTTGACCAGTGACACTCAGCATCTCTTTTAGAAAAGCAGTGTTCGGACATTTCCATAACCTACCATTATACAATTGTGAATTGGGACAGGAACAATACTTAAAACTCTTGTCTGGTTTCTCATGGTTATATGGATAAACTTTATCTCCTCTTTTCTTTATACTATAAAACCATCTATCTTTATTAGTATGATGTTCAGTTGCCCTTATCTTCCAATCTGTTTCTGGTGCAGGACCTATGAACAATTCATAATCTGTTTTAGCAACAAAGTCCTTCACAGTTTTTATGATCTTAGCACCACGCTCTGTGCTTTCTGGTAAGTGAAAACTAAATCTTAAGTATACTTTTGGATTGTCAAGATGATTGTAAATCCAATCATTACCCTCTAGTAATTCACCGTTAGTATAAAGATAAACATCATTACTGGCATACTTTAAACATGTTTCAAATATTTCCTGACATCTGGGATTCAAAAGTGGTTCGCCACCTATCACTGACACCCTATTGATGTCTACTCTTGGTAAGATAGTTTTTATATCATGTAATAGTTTATCTGTATCTAACTTACTGCCTGGTGCAAAATAATTACTAAAATGATTGCAACCTTTGCATGAAAGATTGCACCCTATTGCTGAACTTACATCTAGTATATTGAGTCTAGGTTTCATTGTATGCTAAGTATGCTGCCCCTATCGCTGTGCCACCATCATGTGCAATTGGTTCTATATAAAAATTTATATGAGGATACTTCTTTTTCATTTTATAATTAGCAACACAATTTAAAAAACATCCACCTGATAAACATACATTTCCTGTGGTCATCTCAATTAATTCAGAATATCTCTGCTCAAATCTTTTCTGCACAGTATATGCTGGAGCATGACCAGATGCACTTTTACCCATCACCTTTCCTGCGTCTCTATAGTCCCA